AAGCATGGATTGATGGTGATGAGTTAATAGGGTCGGTTAAATTTGAACCTAAAGAGATCAATCCGTTAGCTGAAAAGATATTCAGAAAAGTTTTACATGGTAGTTTAAAAAGCACATCAGTAGGATTTGTAGAAACAAAAGAAGGTGGATTTGGAGAAGGATTAGAAGCAAAAGGTGCAGAGAATCAAACTTACATCTATGGTGCTCAAGAATTGCTAGAGTTTTCAATAGTGAATATACCTAGCAACACAGACGCTATTAAGAGGACGCTGAAGGACCAAACGGCACATGCCTTGATGTTTATTAAGAAATTCACTAATAAGAGCTTCGCGGACATCGAGGATATGACAGTGAGAGACGTAATATCAGAATTAAGCGGAGAAGTCAAAGAAGTTAAAAAAGAAGATAAATTTATTAGTAAAGAAAAAGCTGAGTTGATAGATAAAGATATAAGAATCAAAGAAAATGCCTGTAATTCGCAGGTAGTTTAATTTTAAAAACAGGGTACATGAAAGAGTTACTAGAGAAAAGGATGAACCTGTTTGAGCAAATGAAAACGTTGCAAAAACAGGCAATCAAAGAGGGTGGTTATACTACTGAGACACAGGCACAGTATGACAAAATGGATGCAGAGTATGTGAAATTTGATGAATTGATTACAGCAGAACAAAGAAATTTAGATCGTGAGTCTAGGGAGGTTGCTGAGATTAAGGAAATTAAAGATCCTGAGAAAGTTGATATTAAATTGGCTTATCGTGATGCATTTTCAAAGTTAATTAGAGTTCCGGCAAGGGTAAGTCCATCAGATGTTTTATCTGCAAAAGAAATGGCAATTATCAGGGCACAATCAACTACTACAACAGCAGGTGGTTATTTGATTGCTGAAGAGTTCATGAGAATAATTGAAGAAGCATTATTAGCTTATGGTGGAATGCGCGAGGTGTCAACAGTTTTCAAAACAGATACAGGTGCAGATATGCCAATGCCAACAGACAATGATACTGCAAACAAAGGAGCTATCTTGGCAGAAAACACACAAGATAGTGAAAATGATTTGGTATTTGGTACTGTTACATTTAAAGCATATAAGTATACTTCCAAAATCATCAGAGCATCAGCAGAATTATTGCAAGATAATGCCTTTGATTTGAATACATTTATATTCAGAAAATTAGGTACTCGTATTGCAAGAATTTTAAATGATCACTTTACTACAGGAACAGGTAGTTCACAACCAGAAGGTGTTGTTACAGGTTCAACAGCTTCAGGAGTTACAGCAACAGTAAGTGGACTTACAAGAGCTAATATTTTAGCACTTATAATGAGTGTTGATCCTGAGTATGCAAAGAATGGTAAATTGATGTTTAACAATAGCACGTTGCAAGTTATCAGGGCTTTAAGTTTTGGAACTACAGATGCAAGGCCATTATATCAAGAAAGCGCAATCGCTGGTGCTCCAGCATTGATCGAGGGAAAACCTTTTGTTATAAATCAAAGCATGGCAGATGTAGGAGCAAGTGCTAAGTCAATGTTATTTGGAGACTTTTCAAAGTATTATATCAGGGACGTAATGGGAACTGAATTAGTATTTTTTGATGAGAAGTACATGGATTACTACCAGAAAGGATTTGCAGCATTTGCACGTCACGATGGCAGAATTGTAGATGCAGGTACACATCCAATTAAATCATTAGTACACGCTGCAACCTAGGATTTATGAAAATTAGATTCATTCAATCAGTTGCAGGTCTAAATTTCAGTTACGGGCAGGGTTCCGTAACTGAAATATCAGACCAAGAAGCGAGGTCATTCATAAGATGTGGTGTTGCTATTCCTGACAATAGTATTGATAAGCTAATTGCAAAAGATCCAGAAAAGAAAAAAGAATACTACTGGAAGTTGTTAGATGCAAAAAAGATTAGTTACAAAAAGAGTTTTGGTGTAAAAAAATTAAAAGAATTAATTGCATAGAAGTTTTGACATAACGAGCGAGCCAGCTAGTGAACCTTTGACATTAGCACAAGCAAAGAATCATTTAAAAATTGATACATCAATCACAGAGGATGATGATTTGATTACAGCACTAATTAAAATGGCACGACAAACTGCTGAGAAATATTGTAGACGTTTGCTTTACACACAAACACAAGTAATGAGATTAGATTATTTTTATAATTTAATGGAGATAAATAGGACTCCTATTCAGTCAATTAGTTCGATCAAGTATTATGATAGTGATAATACATTACAAACACTATCGACAGATTATTATGATGTGGATGTAAAAAGTTCACCCGCAAGGATTACACTTAAATATGGCGCAACCTATCCGACTATAAAAGAGCGTACAAATGCTATTGAAATTACTTTTGTAGCAGGATGGCAAACAGTGGCTGCAATACCTGAAAATATTATATCAGGAATGTATCTTTTGATTGGTCATTTGTATGAAAACCGCGAAAGCGTTGTAATTGGTAAGATTGTTAATGAGTTACCTATGGGAGTGAAATACTTATGGGATTTAGATAGAATTTATGTTTTTAACTGATGGCACAAATAGGCAAACTAAACAGGCGAATAGTAATCCAGTCTTTTACTGATGCTCAAGATGATTATGGGCAACCGATAAGGACATGGGCTACTTTAGCTACTTTGTGGGCTTCAATTTATTTTAAATCAGGGAACGAACAATTTGAAGCAGACCAAAAAACAGCACTCAACGAAGTAATTTTTACAATCAGATATAGAAGTGATATTACAGAAGTTATGAGAGTTTCTTATGATTCTGCATTTTATGATATACGATATATTGAAGAGGTGAATTTGAAAAGATATTTAATGTTAAGATGTTTAAAAAAAGATTGATATGAGTGGATATTCAGTAATAGTAAATAGAGTTGAGGCGGTTGTGGCTAATCATCTATTTGAGCCAAGCACTTTAAGGGTTGATACAGATGGAACTTTAATTTTAAGAACAAAAGCAGGAGACGAGGTAACTTTAAATGTAACGGCAGGTGAATACATACCTATCGTGTGTGTAAAAATGGTGGCAGGAAGTACAGCGACTTGTCATAGATTATGGAGAGATTTAGATGATTAAAATAGAGGGGCTAAAAGCCACAATAAACGCATTGAAAGCGCTAGAGAAAGATGTCAATAAGAAAAAGGAAATTGAAAAAGACATCAGATCAGCATCGAAAAGTATGGTACTAGCTGCAAAAGCATTAGCTCCAGTAGCAGAGCATACTGTCAAGCGTTATAATAATGGTAAAGTAGTCGCATCTTATTTACCAGGAAATCTAAAAGCAAAGAACCTAGAGTGTTAATAGGAGCAAAAGCAGGAAGCGGAAGGTCGTCAACTAATCCAAGCTCAGGTATATATGGAGCAGGTCAATTTGATGGATGGTATGCTCACATGGTGCATGAAGGTACAAAGTTTATTAAAAAAACAACTCCATTTTTATCATCAGCTTTTTCATCTAATAAATCTAGTGTAGAGGGTAAGTTGGGGCAGTTTTTATTAAGAAAATTAAAAAGGAGTGCTAAGAAGTTTGGATTTGAAACGTTATGATAGGTAAAAGTATTTATGACATATTAAAAAGTGATGTAACAGTAGCAGCAATTGTTGGTACTCAGATCTATCCTATGAGAACACCTCAGGCTGTTGATCCTCCTTTTGTTGTTTATACAACAACAGATAACGAACCAACAGATACAAAAGATGGTTCAAGTACATTAGATGAAATAAGATTTGATGTGTCAATGTATTCAGATACGATGACGGAATTAGAAAGCTTGTCAGATGCTGTTCGTAGGGCATTAGATAGATATAGCGGTACTAATAAATCAAATGTAATACAAACAATAATTTTTGAAGCAGAAGATAATAGCTATAGTAACAAAGCTGAATTATATAATAATATTCAAACCTTTAAACTAAGATTAGTGAGGACACGATAATGATAGTAGAACTTACAAAAAATTATTACCTGAATGGAGTGTTAAAGCCAAAAGGTACTATATGGGAGGTCGATAAGCAATTTGCAGAACATTTGGCAAGTGGTGGTTATTCAGATCCCGTTGAAAGTGGTTTAAAACCGAGAGCAAGAGAAGTAGTAAAACGTAAACAAATTAAATTAGAAAATACTAAAGTTTAGAAATTATGGCATCAACAGGAAAAGTAAACGGAACACTGTTAGGTCTCTATGTTGGAGGCGTTAAAATAGCAGAAGCAACCTCCCATACTTTAAATTTAAGCATGGGAACAAGAGACACTACCACAAAGGATAGTGCAGGATGGAAAAATCTTTTAGAAGCATTAAGGGAATGGTCAATTGATTGTGACTTTGTATTTGCTCCTGATAGTGCTTATGGTTTTACTGATTTATTTGCATTGTATACTGGTCGCACAGTGGTGACAATTAAAGCAATGTATACAGCAGTAAGCGGAGATAAGTATTATCAAGGTTCAGCGATGTTGACAAGTTTAAATCAGTCAGCACCAATGGAAGATAATGTTACCTGCTCAGTAACTTTTGAAGGTTCAGCAGCACTAACTGAAAAAACATTAACTTAAAATAATCCAACCCCATGAGAACGATCGAAATAAATAAAAAAAAGTATCCGATTAAGTTCGGTTTTGTTGCATTAAAATATTTTGCAAAAGAAAAAAAGATAGTTCATATCAATAAGATAGAATCATTTTTTAGTAAGATAGATTATAGTGATTTGACATTTGAAAATATCGATGATTTATCGTTGCTTATTCTTTGCGGTTTACGAAATGGAGCAAGGATTGAAAAGTCAGAATTAGATTTAACAGCAGATGATATTATGGATCTGTTTGAGTCTAATCCTGATATGATTGAGAATGCTTTAGCGGAATATACAGATTCTATTCCAGAAGGAGGTAAAGAAGTTAATGAAAAAAAGTAAAGGACGTGTCATTTGATGAACTTGAAGGACTTGGGTTAGGTCGTTATGGGTTGGGCTATGAGGATTTTTGGAATCTTACACCTAAGTCCTTTTTTAATTTGCAGGAGTATTTTGAGAAAAGACAAAATGAATTACAAAGTGCAGAATGGGAGAGAGTCAGATGGTCAACATGGATATTAGCTTTACCAAATTCAAAGAAGGGCACGTTGAAAAACCCAGAGGATTTAATTAAATTTAGCTGGGATAAGAAAGAGCAGGTTAAAAGAGTCTGTGATTTAAGTAAGGCCGAACAAAAGAGAGTGGCACATATATTTAGAAAATGGCAAGCTTAAGCAGTATAAATATAAGAATAGGTGCAAACCTAAAGGACTTTTCAACTAAGCTACAGAACGCTGAAAGGAAGTTAAGCCGTTTCGGAAAGAATATGGCTAAGGTAGGAAAGAACATGACAATGAAACTTTCTTTACCATTAGCAGCCGTAGCTGGATTAGCAGTTAAAACATTTGCTAGTTTTGAGCAACAAATGGCAAAGGTTAAAGCGGTATCTGGAGCAACAGCGAAAGAGTTTGAAATGCTTGAAGCTAATGCTAAAGAGCTTGGTAGAACCACCAGATTTACAGCATCAGAAGTAGCAACATTAGAATTAAACTATTCAAAGTTAGGATTTTCTGCTAATGAGATTGACAAGGTTACAAAGTCAACATTAGATTTAGCACTTGCGACAGGTGAAGACCTAGCAGAATCAGCAACAGTAGCAGCTAGTACATTAAGAGGATTTGAGTTAGATGCTTCAGAGATGCAAATGGTTGTTGATGTCATGGCTAAGTCATTTAGTGCATCAGCTTTAGATCTAGAGAAGTTTAAAACAGCAATGGCAACAGTAGCTCCGGTTGCTAAAAATGCCAATGTAAGTTTGCAAGAAACGACAGCACAATTAGCTACATTAGTTAATAGAGGTGTTGATGCCAGCACAGCAGGTACTAGTTTAAGAAATATATTCTTAACATTAGCAAAAGAGGGATTATCTTTTAATGATGCCATGGATAAAATCTCTAATTCCACAAATAAGAACGCAACAGCATTGGCATTGTTTGGAAAGCGCGGGGCAACAGCAGCGATTATATTAGCTAAGAATAGAGAAGAAACAGCAGGGCTGACAGATGAATTTATAGATTCAACAGGTGCTGCTTCTGGTATGGCTGAGATAATGGATGACACTTTGCAAGGTTCATTATTATCTGTTAAATCAGCTGTTGAAGGTATCGCGATAACGATAGGATCTCATTTAGCACCATCTGTTAAAGCACTAGGAGAAAGATTAAAAAACTTATCTGCAAGATTTCAATCTATGTCAACCCAGCAACAGCGCATGACACTGGGCTTTGGGAAGATGGCTATAGCATTGGGGCCAGCTATATTTCTTGTCGGTAAATTAGCAATAGTATTACCAAAATTAGCGATAGCAATTAAAGCAGTTGGCAGAGCAATGAAATTTGTTATGGCTAACCCATTGATGATTGTTGTAGGATTATTAGTAGCAGCAGCAGCAGCATTAGTAGTATATAAAAAGAGAGCTTTAGAAGCAGCATCTGAAACAAGAGAGCTAGGTGATGAATTAAAAGATGTTAACAAAGAATTAGGTAAACAAGTATTCTTACAAATAGCAAGAGAAGGAAAAAAAGCTGGAGATATATTTAAGGAAGATGCTGAGATAGTTGAATTTTTAAGAGAAAATCTAAATCAATTAAGTGTTGGTGAATTACAAGCACTTGCAATGGTTCTGGAAGATAAAGTTGTACAAGCACAAAATGCTGTTAATGCATCAGTTAAAGACGGGGAAATTAGTCAGAGAGCAGCACAAGGCGAACTTAATAATTATACAGAAGCATTAAAAATAATATCAACAGAGCTTGGTACGTATGATGATGCAGTAGACAAAGCAACAGGTGGTAGCGAAGATTTAGGAAATGAAATCGAAGGTACTACTAAAAAGATAGTTGAACAAACAAAAGCATTATTTG